ACTAGAGACAAACGATAAGATACTAAGGTATGTAACGATAAGAACAAATGAAAATGAGAATAAATTAATTTATGGTCTTGACCGTGTGGACTTTGATGATATAGTTTATATTGTAGAAGGCCCTCTTGATTCTCTTTTCTTAGATAATTGCATAGCATCTGGTGATGCTAACCTATCAATCATTGCAAAGGAACTGGTAGATGTAGACAAAGAAGATAAGGTGCTCATATTTGATAATGAGCCTAGAAATGCAGAGGTCTGTAAGTTAATGCACAATGCGATTAGAGAGGGTCATCATCTGGTGATATGGCCACAATCTATAAAAGAAAAGGATATAAATGAGATGATTGTGTCTGGATATAGTCAAAGAGAGATAAAAAGTATTATAAGTAAAAATACATTCTGTTGTATTAGAGCATTCAATAAATTAGTTTTCTGGAAAAAAGTATGAGCGAGGTCAATTTAGTAGGCGTGTCCTCGTTTCATGGTGAGTTATCAGGTAGAACAGCAGAAGAGGCCATAGTTTACATGGCAAGAGTGTCAAACCCCAGCAATCAAAACAACTTTGAGGATTCAGAAAAACTTATACGTTATTTAATTCAAAACAAACATTGGTCACCATTTGAAATGGTCCACGTTGTCATGGAAATACACACAACAAGAGATATAGCAAGACAAATATTAAGACATAGGTCGTTTTCGTTTCAGGAGTTTAGTCAAAGATATGCAAACCCAGTTGAGAGTTTGTCACATCAACTTAGAGAGGCGAGACTACAAGATAAAAAGAATAGACAAAACAGCATAGAATCAGATAATGAAGAATTACAAAGTGAATGGGAAATGAAACAAACAGTTGTAATGAATCATGCCAAAGAGGCATATGAGTGGGCAATAAAAGAAGGTGTTGCAAAAGAGCAAGCTCGTGCAGTTTTACCAGAGGGTATGATGGAGAGTAGATTATATATGGCTGGTAGTTTGAGGTCTTGGATACATTATTGTGAATTGAGGAGGTCAAATGGTACACAAAAAGAACATATGGAGGTTGCAGAAAAATGTTGGTTAGAAATAAGTGGGGTTTTCCCAAATGTTATTAGGGCAGTACATTGAAAGAAAGAAGATATTTATGGATTTAGATTTAGAAAAAGATAATTTATTTGACCCTCTTGGTCTCAAGAGACTTAGAGAATCTTATATGATGGAAGATGAGACATCACCACAGGAGAGATTCGCTTATGTATCAAATGCTTTTGGATCTAATAAAGACCATGCAAGTCGCCTTTATGATTACTCTAGTAATCATTGGTTGTCTTTTTCTACTCCCGTTTTATCTTTTGGCCGTAGCAAGCGTGGTCTACCTATTTCTTGTTTCTTGCCTTATCTTCATGATAGCCGAGAAGGGTTGGTTGCTACTCTTTCAGAAGTAAATTGGTTATCAATGTTAGGTGGTGGTGTTGGTATTGGTCTTGGTATTCGATCAAGTGATGATAAGTCAACTGGCATTATGCCACATCTTAAAACATATGATGCCTCTAGTTTAGCATATCGTCAAGGTAGAACTCGTAGAGGTTCTTATGCAGCCTATCTTGATATATCACACCCTGATATCATACAGTTTTTAGAGATGAGAAAACCAACAGGCGACCCAAATGTAAGGGCACTAAACTTACATCATGGTGTAAATATCACAGACAAATTCATGCAGTTGATAGAAAAAGCCATGGTCGATAAAAACTTTGATGATACATGGGAACTTACAGACCCACATTCAGGTGAAGTCAAAGATACAATATCAGCCAAGAAACTATGGCAAAAAATATTAGAAACACGAATGATGACAGGTGAACCCTACATTCATTTTATTGATACAAGTAATCGTTTGATGCCAGAGTTTCAAAAGAAAAAAGGTTTGAGTATTAAACAATCAAATCTCTGTTCAGAGATTATATTACCAACAAACAAAGATAGAACAGCCGTATGCTGTTTATCATCTCTCAACTTAGAATACTATGATGAGTGGAAAGACAACCCTCTCTTTTTAAGAGATGTTGCAGAAATGCTTGATAATGTTTTACAATACTTTATAGACAATGCTCCTGATGCAGTATCAAGAGCAAAGTATAGTGCAACACAAGAAAGGTCTATTGGTATTGGTGCCTTAGGTTATCACGCATACTTACAGAAACATATGTTACCATGGGAATCACCAGAGGCACGCTCTGCTAATGTAGAAATTTTTAGACATATAAGGAAAAGTTTAGATGAAGCAAATCTGGAACTGGGTAAACTCAGAGGAGAAGCTCCTGATGCTATTGGTACTGGTCGTAGGTTTTCTCACCTTATGGCTATTGCTCCCAATGCTAGCAGTAGCATCATTATGGGCAATACATCTCCTTCTGTAGAACCATATCGTGCGAATGCTTACAGACAAGACACTTTATCTGGTGCATACTTAAACAAAAATAAATTTTTAGATAATATAATAAAAGAAAGGTGCCCTGATGAAGATGACTACAATGAAGCATGGAGTAGTATTATCGCAAACGATGGATCCGTTCAGCACTTGGGTATACTCAATGACAGGGAAATGGCCACCTTCAAAACGAGTATGGAGATTGACCAAAGATGGATCGTGGAGCACGCAGCTGACCGACAAAATTACGTTGACCAAGCACAATCCATTAACTTGTTCTTTCGGCCGGATGTAAACATAAAATATCTTCACACGGTGCATTTCATGGCATGGAAGCACGGTCTTAAAACACTCTACTATTGTCGCTCAGAAAAAATTGGAAAGGCGGACAAAGTAGCTAAAAAAATAGAAAGAGAGGTGATCCGAGAACTCGATATGAAAGCAGTTGTTGAGGGAGTGGCAGGTTTTAGGAACATTGTCTATGGTACACCTACCTGCAATTTTTGTAGTATGGCTAAAAAAGAACTTACTGATAGAGGTATAAAGTTCGATTGGATTGATTTGACTGAAATTGGTAAGACCGCTGCTGAAGTAACGGGTAGAGCAGTTAAGACCGTGCCCCAAATTTATTTACAAGGTGAGTATATTGGTGGTTATGTAGAGTTGATGAAGGTACTAAATAATGAGTCTAATTCAGACGATTCCGAATGTTTAGCTTGCGAGGGGTAAATTATGGCATATTCAGAGAAAGTTATAGACCACTATGAAAATCCAAGAAATGTAGGTTCATTAGATAAGACCGACCCAGCGGTTGGTACAGGTATGGTGGGTGCACCCGCCTGTGGTGATGTAATGAAACTACAAATTAAAGTAAATGATTTTGGTATAATTGAAGAAGCGAAGTTTAAAACATATGGTTGCGGTTCCGCAATTGCAAGTAGTAGTTTAGTAACAGAGTGGGTGAAAGGCAAAAGTGTTGATGATGCAGAAACAATTAAGAATACAGAAATAGCCACAGAGTTATCTTTACCACCAGTAAAGATACATTGTTCTATCTTAGCTGAAGATGCAATCAAGGCTGCCGTTGCCGACTATAAGAAGAAAAGTAGTAAAAGTAGTATTGAAGTTAAAACTGAAACACTTTGAAGAAAGGAAAAACATGAAAGTTTTATGTGTATTATATGATGACCCTAAAGGCGGTATGCCTGATAGTTATGCTCTTGAGAGTTTACCAAAGATAGAAAAATATCCAGATGGTCAAACATTACCAACACCAAAAGATATTGATTTCAAACCTGGTGAATTACTTGGTTGTGTATCAGGTGAATTGGGTCTTAGAAAGTTTTTAGAAGAAAATGGTCATGAGTTAGTTGTTACATCAGATAAAGATGGTGATGGTTGCACAGCAGATAAAGAATTAGTTGATGCTGATGTTGTCATATCTCAACCATTCTGGCCATATTATTTGACCAGAGAAAAAATTGAATCAGCACCAAACTTGAAGATGGCGATTACAGCAGGTATAGGTTCAGACCACGTTGACTTGCAGGCCGCCATGGATCATGGTATAGACGTAATGGAAGTTACATATTGTAATTCAAGGTCAGTTGCAGAACATATTGTGATGATGATATTATCTTTAGTAAGAGATTATCATACACAGCACAAGATTGTAAATGAAGGTGGCTGGAATATTGCAGATGCTGTATCAAGGTCTTATGATTTAGAAGGTATGAAAGTTGGCACAGTTGCCGCTGGTCGTATCGGTTTAGATGCTCTCAGAAAGTTAAAAGCTTTTGATGTAGAGTTACATTATTTTGATAGACATAGATTGTCAGCTGAAGTTGAGGCTGAATTAAATCTTGTTCATCATGAATCAGTAGAATCATTAGTATCTGTTTGTGATGTTGTTACGATCAATTGTCCTTTACACCCAGAAACAGAAAATCTTTTTGATGCAGAACTTATCTCTAAGATGAAAAAAGGTGCATATATAGTAAACACGGCTCGTGGTAAGATATGTGATAGACAAGCAATTGTTGATGCACTTGAATCGGGTCAACTAAGTGGTTATGCTGGCGATGTTTGGTTTCCACAACCTGCACCAAATGACCATTCTTGGAGAAGTATGCCTCATCATGGTATGACACCTCACACATCAGGAACATCACTCACAGCACAGGCACGTTATGCTGCCGGTGTCAGAGAGATACTTGAAAAATTATTTGATGGCGAGGAACAGCGTAGCGAATACACTATTGTAAAAGCTGGTGCATTGGCAGGGACTGGTAAACATTCTTATACTGAAGGTTCAGCAACAAGCGGTTCAGAAGAAGCTGCCGAATATAATTCATTAGTCGCAAGAAGTTTACCAAAAGCATAATAAGGAGAAAAAATGTTTGATACACTTATATGGGTTTTTGTAGGTGCTCTAATTGGTTGGAACTTTCCTCAACCTTGGTGGGCGAAGGTAATTCAATCAAAAATATCAGGACTATTTACAAAAAAGGAAGTATAAATGTTAAAAGACGAAAGAACATATTATAAGCCATTTAATTATCCATGGGCTTATGATGCGTGGTTGAAACATGAACAATCACATTGGTTACACACAGAGGTGCCAATGAATGAAGATGTAAAGGACTGGAAAAATAAACTTAAAGAAGAAGAAAAAGCTTTCCTTACAAATATATTCCGATTTTTTACACAAGGTGATATTGATGTTGCAGGTGGTTATGTAAAAAATTATTTACCACATTTTCCACAACCAGAGGTAAGAATGATGTTAGCTGGTTTTGCAGCTCGTGAAGCATTACATATCGCAGCTTACTCTCATTTGATTGAAACTCTTGGTATGCCAGAGTCTACCTATTCAGAGTTTGCAGACTATGAAGAGATGAGAGCTAAACATGATTATGTAATGGAGTTATCATCAAAGAATGGTACAAAAGAATCCACGGCGACCCACATCGCCGTGTTTTCAGCCTTTACTGAAGGTATGCAATTGTTCTCTTCTTTTATCATGTTACTTAATTTTCCAAGACACGGCAAAATGGTCGGCATGGGTCAGATTGTTACTTGGTCAATTGTTGATGAAACACAACACGCTGAATCAATGATTAAATTATTCAGAACATACATAGAAGAAAATAGAGAAATCTGGAATGATGATCTAAAAGGTAAAATTTATACGATTGCAACAAAGATGGTTGAATTAGAGGATAAGTTTATCGACCTTGCATTTAAAATGGGGCCGATGGACGATCTTACACCAGATGATGTAAAGCAATACATACGTTATATCGCAGATCGTAGATTGATTAGTTTAGGTTTAAAAGGTATATTCAAAGTGAAAAGAAATCCATTATTATGGGTTGAGGGCATGATTAATGCTCCTACACACACCAACTTTTTTGAAAATAGAGCAACTGATTATGCTAAAGGCGCTATGAAAGGTAAATGGGAAGAGGTGTGGGGAAAAGCCGCCTAATTGAAAACCATACAATATACTTGCGATTCTTGTGAATCATCATATGTAATAGAATATGACGTAGAAGGAACAGAAACGGATCCCATATATTGTCCTTTCTGTTCCAACTATATTGATTACGAAGTTGCAGAGATTGGAGATGAATGAATTGGACATACAATGGTAAAGAGTTTACTCAAGGAGACGTTGGTAGTTCTTTTGGTTTCGTTTATTGCATACATAATCTTGTAGATAAAAAACGATATATTGGTAAAAAGTTTTTTACTGTTGCAGGTAGAAAACAAGTAAAAGGTAAAAAGAAAAAGATTAGAAAACCATCAGATTGGGAAACGTATTGGGGCTCAAACAATACTCTTATTAATGATGTTAAAAAACACGGAGAAGATAAATTCATTAGAGAAATATTATATATTTGCTCTAATAGATCCGATTGTGCTTACTTAGAATTAAAAGAACAAATAGATCGCCGTGTGCTTGAGAGGGAAGATTATTACAATGATTGGATTATGGTGAAAGTTACAGGAAAGAATCTTAGGTTCTTATCTGAACAGCAGCAAAGCTATATATCCCCAAAAAACTAAAAAAATTAGGTAAATATCCCACATATGCCTCACTTTTTTTGTGCAATGCAATATAATAAATTATAAATAAACCTTTATATTGTTTACATGAATAGGAGAAAAAATTTTGAATAAGATTGAATTATATGCTAACAACTTTGGTAGAATGTTAATACATCCATGGAAGTTGGGTGCAAGAAGAGGCAATAGAGGCCCTAAAACATTATTTAAGTATATTGCATTTTACTGGACAATGTGGTGGGCAAGTATAGCAAGTATTTTTGGTTTTATAGTGTAGTTTTTAAACAGGAGAAATTTATGTTACCAGTAACCCTTTTTACGAGTGCGATTGATACTCAAATAGATTTATTATCTCAGGCAAATGAAATTGTGAAGAAGAATACAGTAAAAGAATTGCATACATACATGGATAATGGAGTGAATATTTTAACACAAACAGCCGAGTATGCAAAAGAGATTATTAAAACTAACAGCAAAGTATTTGCTCACAGCAAGTAAAGTAAGAACTTGGAAAGAAGTCCAAAAAAATAATTGGTGGATAAAATTTTCAATATATAATGATTCTAAAATTTTATTATTAATTACCTCCAAACAAACAGGCCAGACGATCATAAGATATTTTTCTGATGAGGATTTGGCCTGTTCTTTTCTTAACTTAATTTTAGCTCTAGATCCCAACATATATCACGAAACGGTACAATAAAACCTAAATATATGTAAAGAATATAAGGAGACAAAAAATGGGTTTAGTATTATTTCTAATCTTAACAATAACGCCATTAGTAGCTTTTTACATAGGGTCAAAAATCACAAAGTAAAAAGGCATGGATAATTTTGTTAAAATTATTGTAACAGTTTGTATCACCTTAGTAGCCCTAATAGCAGGGTTACTTTGGTGGTCACCATTACACGCAAACCATAATCCACCATTAGATGGTAAAGACACGCTTGAATGTCATTTATTAGGCATACAAGAAAATTGGCTAGATCAATTACTCTCAAACGGCGGAGAGCCAGTTATACATTTTTGTGTATATAGATGCAGTAATGACATAGAGTACATAGCTGAATTAGAAGAGATTAAAGGTTGCGGATACAATCGAACAATCTACAAAACGGAGATATGGGGCGGACATCTACACAAAGTTCCAAACAAAAAAAAATACCGTGAGTACACCGGTCAGCTTTGGGGCGAGGATTATAACAAGAAAAAAGAAGATTGTGAATGTACCCCATGAAAAGGACAAATGTTTACACAAAGAACAGCAATCATCACAGATGCTTGGGAGCCACAAGTCAACGGCGTAGTCAGAACATATCAAAACATAATTAAAGAGCTAAAAAATAGAGAAGAAACAATTGAAGTATTACATCCAAAGTCAATGTGTTATAATGATGGGGTTACACCAATACCAAAATGGTGTATGGTCAATTTACCATTTTACCGAGAGATTGAGTTAATAGTAAATCCATGGATTTATAAGGACTTAATAAACTCTTACATATTTTGTGGTTATAAAATACATATTGCGACCGAAGGTCCTCTAGGATTATATGCACGGCATTTATGTAACAAACGCAATTACTCTTATACAACATCATATCACACTAAGTTTCCAGAATTTTTTGAATCATATACTGGATTTTCATCAAAGTTATTATACAGATATTTTAAATGGTTTCATAGTAAATCAAGGTGTGTAATGGTGCCAACAAAAGCGACTCAAGAGCTTTTAGAGGGTAAAGGCTTTAAAAATGTGAAAGTTTGGACAAGAGGTGTGAATCATAAATTATTCAACCCAAAATATAGAAAGCCATGGGGACAAGGGTATATTTTATGTGTATCAAGAGCTTCAAAAGAAAAGAATATCGAAGAATTTTGTGAGTTACATTACCCAAATAAAGTCTTTGTAGGTGATGGGCCTTATCTTGAAACACTTAAAAGAAAATACCCATTCGTAAAATTTGTAGGTAAACTTGAAGGTATTGATTTAGCCCGATATTATGCGAGTGCAGATGCTTTTGTATTCCCATCAAAAACTGATACATTTGGTATAGTGATATTGGAAAGTATTGCTTGTGGTACACCAGTATTAGCGTATAACCAACCAGGACCAACGGAGGTCATTCAGGAGAACATCAATGGGTGTATTGTTCATGATGATCGAAAGTATGGTTTTGAAGATGGGCTTAACTCAAAAGTACAACAAGTTTTGAATGTATCAAGAGATTCTACCGAGTTTTCGGCAAAGAAGTGGACATGGCAAGCTTCAGCGCTTGACTTTCTAGAAAACATTAAGTAGAATGGTGCCATGGTTATTCATGGTATAGGCAAACAGTATTTTGGTGCTATCTCATTTTTTGATGAGAAATTAAACTTGCCGAGTGATATTATTATTCATTTTTCCTACTCAAGAAATTTGGGTGAGAATGTGCTCGGCTATTGTTGGGAGAGTGTAGATAGTATATTCTCTAAAGCACCAATTTATTGTGTGAAGTTAAAAACAAAACAAGATAAAAAAACATTGTTAGAAACTATAGCTCATGAAATGTGCCATATAAAACAATATGTGAATCATGAAATAACAGCCTCTCTAAATACTTGGCGTGGTGTTCCTGTAAAAGGTGAACCATG